TTACTCGATGATGGGGGATAGGGTGCTTGCCAGTTGGCCGGCCTGCTCGCTCTGGCCGATGAATGTCTCGGCATTGGTTGGCGGTGGGCCACCGTGGTTATGGCTGGCGGCGGTGGCGGCCAGTTGCTCCACCACGTTCATCAGCTGGTTGAGCAGACGGAAGATGTTCACCCCATCGCTACCCATCCACGACTTGGGTGACTCGAAGTGCTGCAGCTCGCCGGCAAGTGCCCGACGAACCAGGGCGATATCTTCATCCAGGTTACCGCAGGCTGTCTGGCTCATGTTACCGGCGCTGCCCAGGATCATGTCTTCGGCGGTCAGCAGTTCGATATCCCCGAGCGCCTCGATGCACTTCATGCCCCCGATCTCTTCCACGCTACTGGCCAAGACGCTCATCTGGTGCTGACCGAACTCGCCCAGGTACTCGTCCGCCTCGCGGATCATCTGCATGGCCTTGTCGTGCTGGCGGCGGTCAGTATGGCGTGACTGGTTGCCCACGGTATCGGTACGGCTGAACACCTCCGCCCGTTGCTGCTGCAGCTGCTCGCCCGGGGCGATATCCGGCAGAGGCCAGCCAGTGCCCAGGATGGTGCGGACGAACGGCCGATCGGCACGACCAAAGGCAAACCCCAGCTCGACCATGGTTCCCTCGATGGGGAATTGCATCAGCCCCTGCTCAGGCCCGCCGAACATGACCGGCAGCGGTACAGCTCGATAGAGCGGTGTCCCTTCATCTGGCTCGCCATTCTCGCCATACAGCTGGACATCTACCGCATAGCGAGGACGAAACGGGTCATTGAGCTGACCGGCGGCGGCCTGGTCGCTGATGGCCTCGACCCTGCCGAACTTGGGCAGGTGCATTTTGTCGGCCAGCTCGGGGAACTCCCCCTCCATCTTACGCCGCTCCGGCGACTTCACCGGTTTACCTGGTGTGGCTGTGGTCAGGGTCATTTCGTCACCCTTGAGCCGTACCCGCTCCACCCGCTTGCCGTTAACGATGGCCCCCGGGCGCATGGCCGGGATCGGGGCCAGGGTGATGGTGTTGCCCGCTTGACGGGCCGAGAAGGCCGAGTCCAGCTCCACCGCCTTATCTGCCCAGCGGCTATGGACATGACTGCCCACGAAGATGGCGCCATCTGGTTGTTGATGCCAGATGAAGTCCGGTACCGCGAAGGCGCGGCCCGCATTATCGAGCAGCTGATAGCCGGTGCCGGCACTGGTGAAGTTGGGGATCGAGGTGTCGGTGTAGTCTGCCCCGTCTGGCAACAAGAAGGTGAGTTGGGTCTGGTCGGTCAGCCAGGCCAGCAGGCTGCGCAGGGTGGCATGCTGGATACTGACAGGGAACTTGCTGCCCAGGATCCCGGCTAGCTCACGACATAGCAGCTTGCTGGCACCGTTGGCGGCGGGTTGTACGTCATAGACATAACCGGTGAACCAGCGACGCAGTTCACCGTTGTATCCGGTATCCAGAGTCAGGGTCTGCCCCTTGGTCGCCGTCCCGTCGATTGTCAGGGAGGCACGGCCACCGGCAGAAAGGTCGAGCACGATATCATGGTCAACCAGGTGGGCTGGTTTACCCCCCAAAGTCAGATTGGTCGATAGTTTCACGCCATTACGTCTCCCAGCTTGTCATCCAGCCCCTTCATCACCTTCTCCCAGGAACTGAGCTGCTCCTGCTCAGACGCTGCAGCGCTGCTGTCTGTTTTCGCCGGCGTGGCATTGGCGGTGCCTTGCCCCACGGTGGCAGCAGCCTTGGGGAGGCGCTGCTCGCGCTTCTCCGGTACCGAGTTGTGCTCGCGCAGGGTGAACTGCACCTGCCACGCCAGCAGGCCTTCTTGCTCGCTGGCGGTGATGCGGCCGGCAAACTTGGCCTGGCGCACCTTCACCGACTTGGCGAGCAGTGACCCGACCCGGTAGATATGGCGCTTGCCGCCGTCACCCTTGGCATCAGCCAACTCAAACAGGCGGCTCAGGGTCTTCTCATCTTTGAACGGTACCAGCCCTGACACATCCAGCTCCTTGGCCTTCTCCCCCTGCTCCGAGCTGCTGGTGCTGCTGGTCTGGCCGCTGTTGTCTTTGTCCTGAAACTGCATCGATGCAGTGATCCGCATCGACTTCATCACAATGGGCTCACCGTCCAGGGTGAGCATGGCCGTTCTACTCATTGGGTTAACTCCTGCCAGAAGGTGAGGGGGGAGGGGGAGAGCAGCAGGGCGCCTACGGCGACGCTGTGGTCAGGGTGATCGCTCTCCAGCAACTGGGCGGCAAGGCTCGCCGGATCGCCATACCCGTGCCAGCTCCACATCTTGCCAGCCAAACTCGGCTTGGTGGTCAGCTCGGAGTCCAGTTCTGCGATACGGGCGGTGCGTTTGCCGGTCAGCGCGGCCAGCTTGGCGCGGGTGTTGTCCGGTGATGGCGAGTTACCCTCGCTCTGCTGCAAGGCAGAACGAGCGGCAGAGGCCAGCAGATGGCGGCGCAGCGGATCCCAGATAAGCGGGTCGCCCGCCTTCCAGCGCGGCACCATGGCCGCCACTGGCTGTTCCATCAGGTCGTTCTCGGCGGTGAGACGGCGCAGGGTGGAGCACCACTCTGGCAGCGGTAGCACTGTACATACCTCTGCCAGCTTGGCTGGCAGCTCCTGTTCGCTGGCGGCAGTTACCAGCCATACTACTGAATATAATTTTTCGGTCGGATGATTATTGTCTGCTTTATCTTGAAGTTTGGCCGCCAGTATCTTTATGGCTTTTGATGCTGCCAGTTCAGGTTCGCTACCTTGTCTATTTACGGCCACATAACTATGTGGCCCTGTTGAAATAGTCTTAACAGTCACAAAGGCTCCTATGCACACATAGCAGGGAATTTACCAGCAACCTTGGCCTCTACAGCGCAATATACTTGGTCGTAAGAGTTATAGAGTGATGTCGAGTTATTTCTAATTTGAACCATCGCTGTTTCGCCATCAACAAACAATCTGTATTCTACGTATACGTTTTCTGTTCCAGTTTGCCTGTTGTAAAGCTCCACATTATTTAATATTGCTCCATTTTCACTATCAAGCTCGAATCCGATGTGAGCTGAATGAACCCTGTTAAAGCTAGGGTTCCTCCCTGATATTGTTAATTCGCAATGGAGGACTGCAAATGCATATTGAATTACAAAGTCAGGGATTGTCATGACTGTCTGCCATGATGAGTTTAACTCGCCAAGGCTAACTCCAGCCTCAAACATGTCAACTCCAACGTCCCTTAGGTTTTTATAATCAACAACCGTGTGGTTCTTGTTTGCAACAAGAAGTTCTGATGAAATGGATTTAGCAAATAGAACTGACTTACCAGCAACATCAAAAAGCTGCATCTTAAGTCTTGAGTAATTAGACTCCTGAGTTAATTCCCAACCATCAACACCGGTTTGTACCGTTGGGCCAATGACACTGAAGTAATTTGCACCGTCGCCCATGTCAATTAGATAATTAATGTCTGGGGCTCCCACTCCCTTCCCTAAGTTAGTTTTTAAATTATAGAAAGCCCAGTTTTGGCAGCTACCACCATTGTGTCCGACAAAGATTTTGTTCTTTATGGACTTCTTTCCAAAAAACTTCGGTGTACCGGTAAAGGTTATCGACCCCTTTACATGGCTAGTTCCGTCATATACAGCATAACCAGCTTGTTCAAAATATGGGTTATGGAAATTCATGTCGAATATCTTTGCTCCAAGATAAATCGAATTATTTGAGGCCCACTCGCAATCTGAAAACCTGTTACCTTGCTGGCCAAGTACTTGCGCATTAGATGGTTCTACAAACTCAATATCCCAATCAGTAGCTCCAGAGAATCTACACATTGTCCATAAGTTAAGGTTAGAGCCGTCTGTTACGTGTAAATTGACTCGGTTATTCCTGTACCAAACTTGATCGTTGACACACCAGAAACATCCGCTTTGATTCGAATACCCTATTCCATCTTTTTGACCTATGTCAAAGCCTTCGATTATTACTTCTGATGCTCGGTCCCACCATCCCTCGCCGCGCCAAAGGCCTATTCCCTTTCCGTTACCTATCAACGAAAGCTTCTGCAGTGAAGTATGGTATTGGCCTGATTCATTGCCTATGACTTCACCGTTACGAGACTTAAGCAATATTTTGTCATATTGAATTAGAGCGTTATCACCCCCATCCCAATAAAGCTCTGTCGCATACGGCCCTACACCCTCTATACCCCACCCAGCGCGTCTATTAATTGTTGTTAGAACAGGATAGCGTTCACTCCTGAGCTTTATCTTTCCACCATATATGCTGTTTTGCATGGTTGCGTTGAATATGGGGCCATAGTCAAGGACGGGGGCGAAGTAGTCTATGAAAAACTCACTACTTAAAATTCTTTCAACAGTTGTATTACCTACTCCAATTTGGCTTGCACCAGCTGCACCGCTCAGTTGCCCCCTTAATGAATTGCCACTTACCAGAACCCATTGACTATCTTCATTGGGAAGCTCATTGACATCAATTGCCTTTGGCAGTTGACCAGTCCATGAATAAACCTTGGTGCCATCTTTGCTCAGCACCACCTGTTTGGTTATCTCTATGGTCAACTTGGTGCCGAACTGGCCGATCAGGTCATAGCCTGCCTCGGCCATCGAGCGTTTCCAGAGGGGGAAGGTGTCAGGGATGGCGCCTGAACCGCCGCTGCCACCCTGCCCACGGCCATCAATGACAGTGCTGTCAGCTTGCACAGTGGCCAGCTTGGCTACGTAGTGCGGATAGCCGCTCTCGTCCACATGGTCGGTCAGATCCGCCACGCTGGTGATGATGGTGAAGTGGTTTTGATGTTCAGAGAGCAGCGAACCGGACCGGTGCACATCTACCCAGACGCCGATCGGCTTGGTTCCCGGGTAAATGACCTGTGGCTGTTTCAGCTCGATGCGCAGGCCACCGACGATGGCCACGCCTTGGGTGACCTGATGGCCACCATCCTGTTGCACTACCTTGAAGCCGTCGCCAATGAAGGTGTGATGACCATAGAGCTGGCTGGCCAGCTGGCGCAGGTCTTCATCCTGCCCACGCAGGCGGGCGGCATAGTCAATCTGCCAAGTGCCGGCATCCACGTTGGTGAGGGTGGCCTCGGCGGCCTGGTCGTATCCCATCAGCATGGACTTGACTAGGGAGTTACCGGTCTGGCCAGTGGTCTGGTCGGTCTTGAGTTTGGTCTCGCGGCCCTTGTAGACAATCATCCCGATCACGCCGTTCTGCTTGTTGCGCAGGTACATGGCATTGAACGAGAAGTCGCCGACCGTGGTATCCATCACGATGGTGTAGGCCACCGCGTTGTTGTTGATGCGGCCGCGCTGGTCCACGTTCTGGCGATGGACGATCTGGCTTTCCGGCGGCAGTCCGGTGTCCGGGTCGATGGGGGAGGTGATATCCAGATTCGGGATATCAGCCAGGATGAATTCATCCAGTACGACCGGTTGTTCTGCGGCCAGGCTAGACTGCCAATAGTGTTCGAATGCGTTGGTAATGACCTGGCTCATCAGGACTCCTTGCGGGGCAGGCTTGCCCCGTAAACGTGTTGAATGAAATGGATTTGACCGGCGCGCAAGTACCCCTTGCAGGCGGGTTTATTAAGGGTTGCGGCAAATACCTGGTGGCCCATGTCAATGCGGCCAGCATGCAGGTAGCCCACGGCTGGGTAGAGCACCTGGAAGCGGTAACGGCGGCAGGTGCGGCCGTAGTGCTGGATCAGGGTCTCCATCAGTTGCTGATTGGCGGCCAAGGCGCTGTCGGCCACCTCGATGGTGATGACGTCCCAGGGGGTAGCGTCTTGGCGTTCATGAAGCTCACACCAGCCGATCCCCAGTCGCTCAAAGATGCGCTTGAAACCGGCTACTTCACCGGAGTCCTGGGCATTGATGAAGGCGTACTTCACCCGCTTGCGGAACAGGTCAAGCGGCTCCCCCTTGAAGCGGGTGATGTCCCGCTCCCAGGCGATCAGCGCCAGCATGGCTTCCGAGCAGGTCATCGGGTCTTGCTGGGTCAGCGGTTGCAGCAGCCAGCCGCGCAGGCGGCGCCAGAAGGCCATGATGCCTTTGGCCAGGAATGCCGGCTCTTGCACCCCCTCGGCGATGGTCTTGCCGTCTTCCCACCAGGGGGCCGTGCTGTCTGGCAACTGCGGGGCCTTGTCCTGGTGGTTGAGCTCGGTGGTCTTAGTCATGGAGGAACACCTCCAGCGCACTCAGGCGCGGGATGGAGAGGCCAGAGACGATATCCAGCTCGGTGAAGTGCAGACTCTTTATCTCGATGAATGCCTGATGAAGCTCGCGGCCAAGCTGGCTCAGTGAAAAGCGAGACTGCGGCCATGCCCGGGTCACTGACGGATAGTCAGCTGACTGGCGAAAGGCTGCTTTCACCATCAGTTCCACTTCACGTTTGAGAGTCAGCCGCTGTTCGGCGGTCATGTTCTCGGCTGGCCACAGCTCCAGGTGCAGTGAGTGCTCGGTTTCTGGCATGGCCATCACCTGCAGGTCATCGCCGTGGCCGTGGTTGCCCTGGTTGTTCACGTAGTCATTGAGCTTTTCGATCAAGCTGGCGGGGGTGGTACCCACTTCCAGCAGGATGAATGCATTGGCGGTACCCGGGCCCCGCGGTGCATCGTGCTCGAAGAAGATGTGGTCGGCGCGGATCCCCGCCACGCTGGCGAGCATGGAGCGATAGATGGCGTCGATGTGATAGCGACCCACCGCCGAGAACTGGTTCTGAATGCGCAGGCCAAGGGCGTCATTGCTCTCGGCATCGGCGCCCTGGGTGGTGATCCAATCCCGATCAGCGTTGCGAGCTGACAGGATGCCGGTCACCGGTTTGCTCAGCAGGTTGTAATAGCCCGGGGCCAGATTCCAGGCGCCGCCAGCGAACTCAGCCTCACAGACAACTTTGGCCACGGCTTCACCGGCGGGGCTCACCATCTCTTGCAGCGGTTTCAGGCGGTAGATGGTGCCGTTGATGCGCTCGGTGGTGATCCAGACATCGGCCGGGATGGTGACGGCCTCGCTCGGGTTGACCTTGATGAAGTTGACCAAGCCCCGGGTCTTCTGGGCGGACTTGCGGGTGAGGTCCACATCCCACGCCTTGAGGTCGAGATAGGCATCATTGGCGGTGGCGGCAAAGCTGGCTGGCAGCACATGGCCCGCCAGCAGGGTGCGGATCAGCCACAGCGCCGGGGTGATGACCACGCCGCGCACCAGACGCCAGAACGGTGAAACATCGCTGTCGTTGGTGATTAGGGAGCCGGCGGCCTCCACCTCCTTCTTGAGCTCGACCTCCATGGCCTGCTCGGTTGTCGGTACCCCGCTTTTCGCCAGCAGGGCCACAAAATCCACGGTTGGGCGCAGGTTCACAGGGTTACCTCCAGATCGCCAAATTCATAGGTGCGGGCGGTGACCAGGATCCGGTCTGGTGCCTCTTCGCTGATAACGATGGTGCCCGGGATCAGGCGTTCGTCGTTCTCGACCAGCAGCTCTATCTCGGTCATCACGTCGGCGCGCAGGGTAGGGCTGCGCTCGCCGATGAGCTTGCGGGCCAGCCCCGACTCCATGATCCGGTGCTTGATGTCCTGGCCGATGCTGTGGCGGTCTTGCGTCATGCGCGGCTGGCCGCCGGCATCGAGCTGCCATGCGCCATCTACCACCAGGATGTCGATGTACTTGGGTTCGCTCATCACGGCGTCTCCAACCAAACGTTCTCGGCCATCTGCTCCGGCGTCATCGGGTTCTGGCTGGTCATGTGCACTTCGCCGATGTGAATGGCCTTGGTCGGCTTCTGGTTGGCTGTCGTCGCGGCCGCATTGGCCTGGATCAGCTGCTGGCCAATGCCACCGGATGGAATGCTGCTCTGGCCTCCCTGGCGATAACGGGCAAGCGGGGCATTGATGTTCTCGGTGTTCGGCAAGTTGAGGTCAGGCATGGAGCCTCCCTCGATATTGACGCCCGGGATCATGTTGAGCTTGTCGATCAGCCAGTCGATGGACTTGCCGAGCAACTGGAACACGCCCCAATCGGAGAAGGTTTTTTTCAGGTCATCCCAGTAGTAGATGACCGCTGCGACAGCACCGATCAGCAGCACTATCCCGGCGATGATCAGGCCGATAGGGTTGGCATACATGGCAATATTGACGGCCAGCATGATGGCCCGGAACGATGCCATCCCTGCTTTGAGCAGGTTGAGCGGGGCCATGATGATGGTCCAGGCAATGCCCAGCCCCAGGGTGGCCAACTTGGCGATCCCGGCTATCAACATCCAGGCGCCAGTGACCATACTCAGGCCCACGATGGCGAGCATGGCGTAGCTCACCACCTTGGTCAGGTTCGGAAAGAGGTGAGTCCAGCGCAGCACATCATTGGCGCCATCAGCAAAGGCGCCGACCACGGCATTGATGGCGGGCAGCACCACGCCAAATGCGGCGGCACGGATGGCGAACCAGCCTTGTTCCACTCGCTGCCACTGGTCTGTCATGGAGGCAGCCATCTGTTCGGCCTTGCCCATGCCGTGGGTGTTGGCCAGCGCGTTGATGTTGGTGGAGAGGGCCTTGGTGTTGGTCATCAGCAGCTTGATCATGGCCACCGCTTCATCCGAACCGAACGCCTTCTTGAGCTCGTCCCCCTCGGCCACGCTAAGGGTCTCGCCATAGCGCAACTTGAGTTTGTCCAGCACGGTCAGCACCGGCAGCATGTTGCCTGCCGAGTCGGTGAACTGCATGCCGAGCGCCTTTTGAGCGCCACCGACACCAGCCAGGAACGACTTGAACTTGGTACCGGCCTCTCCCCCGCTCATGGTGGCTTGCAGTTGGCCGAGTACAGCGAACTGCTCATCCATCGAGATGCCGGCGGCAGTGGCGTTGGCACCAATCGCCCCGAAAGCATCAGCCATGCCCTGGCCGGTGGTCTTGAACATCTGAACTGCAGTGGCGGTTTTGCCTGCCAAATCTTCCACCCAGTTGGCCTTGCCCATCATCTTGGCCTGCTGCTCGAAGATGCCGTACATGGTGCCCATGTAGTTGGTGATGGTGGCGGTGTCGGCCTTGGTGGCCTTGGCCAAGGTGGTCGATGCGCGGGTAAAGGCGGGCAGCTCGTTCCCCTCCAGCCCGGCGATCGCAGACTGGATATCGTAGGAGGAGCGGACAATCTCTGTGGCTGACTCGCCATACTTGACCGAGAGCGCGAGCGCCTCGCGCCCCAGTGCACCGAGCACATCCTTTTTCACATCGAGGGAGGCGACTTCTCCGAGCGCCCTGTCCATCTCGATGGCAGGGCCAAGGGCTGACTGGATGGCCATGCCGCCGGCGGCCAAGGTGGTTGCACCCATGGCCATGTTGCTCCAGCCCTGACGACCGGCCTTGCTGACCTTGTCGATCTGGCTGTTGATGCCCTGCAGGGGCTTGGTGACCTGATCCACCAAGGCCACTTGCATCATCAATTTTTCCATCCAGGCCATCAGTCGTTATCCGTTCAGTGCTTTGGCAATGCCCTCGGCCACAGCGGCGGCGTTGGACTCTTGGTTGTGTTTTTCTAACCAAATGGCGCGAGCCAGGCTGTCGAGGTCGTCATCCTCATGGGGGAAGTAGTGGCGCCTCAGTGCCAGTACCTGCTCGAGCTGGTTGCGCTCGATAGCCTCGGCACGCGCGGTCAGTTTTTTACGGTGATTTCCAGATCAGGGGCGAACTCTTTGTTGATCGCGCCCGCCAGCTGCAGCGCGGCACCGGGACGCTTGAGCAGGTCATCGAGCGCCTCTTTGCTCTCGGTGCAGACGATCTTCTTCAAGTAGTTGTGAGCTGGCGCCACTTTGTCGTCGGGCATCATGTCGTTGAGGAAGCCGTTGTAGGCGGTCATGGTCGGTTCAAAGCTGATGTCGGTACCGGCGATGGTCAGGGTGATCTTCTTGCTCATGGGGTGGTTTCCTCTTGGGTTATCCAGTCGTTCAGGGTGTTGAGTTGGGTTTGGCAGCGGCGCAGCGCCGTCTGCAGGGTGGGGATAAACCGCACGGCGTCGCCGTAGGTGGTCCCCGTAAAGTCAGGCTCCGGGCAGTGGGGCACCAGCCCCGGCGGTGGTAGCCGCTTCACTACCTGGGTTTTCACCACTGTGGAGGGCTTGCTGGAGCAGGCGCAAAGCACCACCAGGCAGAGGCTCGCGAGCGCAATCCGGGCGGCCTGTCGGCGGCGTGGCCAAGGCTTGTTGCAGTTCATCGGCGGTCTTCCTGTTCTGGTTGTCGAGCTCGGCCAAGGCGGCGTTCTGGTCGCTGAGCAGTAAGCGCAGACCCTTTGCCTGCATCAGCAGTTCCTGGAATGCGGTCGCTTGCTGGGTGTTGACTGCCTGCAGGATGTTGATGGTGTCGTTGGCGTTGGCCAGCTCCTTGGTGCGCTGCGTGAGCCGTTCGCCTTGGGTAAACAGAATGGTGCCAAGCACAAAGCCGATGATGGTCGGCAGGAACCGGATGAGCGTGCTCATGCCAGCACCCCGCCGAACACGGTGAACTTGGCCAGCAGGTCAGCCAGCTTGTGTTCGCGCTGGCCGTAGCCGGCGCCGGGCAGGCTGGCCCAGATGTTGGCGCACTTGGCGATCGCCTGGGGGATACGACCATCGATCACATCGGCCAGCGCTTTGCGCTCGCGGATCAACTGGATTGCCCAGGCATCTTGTGACTCAGGGCCAAAGTCCGGCAGGCCGAGCTGGTCACGGTAGTGGGGCCAGTGCTTGGACAGGTGCTGGTAGCGGCCGGCGGCCGTGCTGACCAGGCGCGGGTTTACCTGCACCTTGACGTTGGGGTGGGTGCGGTAGTCGGTGAAGAACCCCGCCGGATTGACCAGCTTGTCGTATCCGTCATCGCCCCGGTCCTTGGTGCCCTCGGAAAAGGCGAGCATGTCGAGAAAGGCGGCCACTTGCGGGTGGCAGTTACTGCGCGGCATTGTTGTCCTCCTTCTTACGAAGTATCAGAGCCGCACGGTCGCGGATGATGTCGATCCCAAGCAGTCCCACCATGCCACCCAGCAACGGGGTGGCCTCCTGGGGGATCCCGAGCAAGTGGGTCCCGGTAGCGGCCGCCAGGGTGATGAGGCCACACAACAGGGATTCGATCAGTCGGCGGCGACCCCGCCCACCGGCATAGGTGATGCGCAGGAAGGCGATGGCAAGTGCCAGCAGTGCCCCATAGACGGCGGGCCAGTTGTCCATCAGCCAGGCCAGCAGGGCGGCCCAGAGGGTGGGGTCTTTGTTTGGCATAGGGTTCATATCCCGTTCTCGATGCTTATTGGCCGCGACGCTCTGCGCGGCTCTGGCAGGGCACACACTTGCGCACCCCTGGTACTCGCTGGCGGCGTTCCTCCGGGATCGGGTCGTCGCACGCTTCGCAAAGGTGCAAGCTCTCGCCCAGGTAGTGGCTGCGGCCAAGCTGGTTATCCAACTGGGCCGCCAGCATCCGCTCGGCGTGTTGGGTGGCGCGGTCGATCAGATCCATCTGTTAGCCCTTGAGGTGACGGGTATCGTCAGCCGACAGGTACGGCATGCCGTTGATGTGCACGAAGTCGGGGGAGGTGACGAACCCCTTGATTTTGTGCACCCCCTTGCTGCCGCCCTTGGGATCGACATCGAGCAGGTCAGAGATCGTCAGCTTCACGCCGAAGGCTTCCACCTTCATGGTCTCGTCGCCGGTGTCGGCGTAGAACAGCACATCGTCTGGCTTCATACCGCGCCAGCTGCCCTGGCTCTTGGCGCTTTCACACAGCAGCTTGAAGTTTTTGGCGTCGAGCTCGAACTCCAGCTCTGCAGCCACATCCCCATCGACATAGCCATCAGGGATGCCACGGGTTTGCGCCACGGCGCTGTTGTCGGTGATGGACAGGCTTGCCTTCTCGATGTGCACCATGGTGCCCATCAGGGTGGTGTCGAAGGACTGGCCTGAAATACGGCGGGTCATGGGTTAGCCCTCCCCGTTGTTGAGGCTCAAATCGAGCATGATGTTGACGGTGATCCCCTTCGGACAATCCACGGTGCGCACCACCACATAGATGGAGACCAGGTTCTTGGCGGTCCACTTGATGGTAATGTCGCCATCCTTGGGGGAGGCGATGTCGCCCGGGAACGGCTGGCCGTTGATGGTGGTAGCGCTTGCCATCTGACGCAGGTCCTTGCCAAAGAACATGACGGCGGCGGCGGTGCTGCCCGGGGTGGAGTTGAACGAGCGGTCACCGATGCGGGCAATGGCGCGCAGGCGCATCCGGCGGGCGACCTTGTAGGCCACACGCAGGTTTTCGATCACCTGGTAGTCGCCGCCCTCGGCGTCCAGGGTGCGGCCATCGGCCCAATAGACACCGTCATAGTCCGGGTACCACATCGGCACCGAGTAGCGGCTTTGTTCCAGGGTCTGCAGGGTGGCCAGCGGCAGTTCGGTGCCGTCCTTGTCCTTGGGGGTAGCGCCAAGGCCGACCACAGCGCCGGTCTTCACCCGGCAAGGGCTATCAGCGATGCTCACTGCGCGGTTGCACAGGCGGCCGGCGTAAGCTCCGATGAGGTTGGGCCACAGCTGCGGGATCAGGGAGACCGATTCCGCCGCGATGCCATTCTGCAGGGCGGCCAGTTCTGCTTCGTATTCGCTCCAGTCCTGACCGCCCTCGGTGGTGGAGACAATGCCCGGCACCGCCAGCAGCATGGCTTGCCAGCGACCCCACTTGGCGATCAGCTCCTGGTTGAGGGCGTGGGCGGCGTTGATTTTGGTCGCGTCCCACTCTTGCCCCAGCACCACGACTGCTTCGAATGACTGGTTTTGCTGGGCGGTGCGAACGGCATCCTTCCAATCCATGTCGGTCGGCAGCACGAAGGCGGCGGCCGTCCAGTTCTGGCCGGCGTTGTCGCGGGCGGCCAGCAGGTTGGTTTTCAGTTCGCTGTCAGCCTCGCCCAGCAGCTTGTCAAAGTCAGACTGGGTATTGAGCGAGAGCAGTTTGCTGGTGTTGGTCGGCGCACTGCCGATGAACAGCAGGTGACGCTCGACTTCCGTCACTGGCCCCTGCATCTGGTTCAAGTTGTTGATCTGTACATAAGGCCACATGGCGTTATTTCCCCTTCATGCCTTGCTTGTTGACGTCCCAGCCGTAGTTGATGCTTTGCAGCGCTCGGGCAAAGGCCTGTTCGCGTTGCTTGGTGTTGGCGCCCAGGAACGGGCGGGCTGGCAGCTGGATCTCCCAGCTCTCTTTGACCGGTTCATCCTTGAGCTTTTTGATAAGCAACCCCGCCTGGGCGTAGTTGAGGTTGCCCGTTATCCAGCCCAGCGAGGCCGAGCGGTATGCCCGCTTGCGTTTGCCCGGGCGCTTGAACCCCAGCTCGCGCAGCTTGCGGGCTTGTGCCTTGCTGGCCTGCTTGTTCTTGCCGCCATCGCTGGGGGCAATACGGCGCCGGCTGATTGCCGTCACCTTGTAGGTGTGCCCCTTCTGGTGGGTATTGGCGATCACCCCGGCGTGGGCGCTCATGGTGCCCTTGGTGAAGCCCAGCTCTGCCACGTCCTGGCGGGGCTCACGGATCAGCAATAGCTTGGGCAGGCCACGCAACATCTTGCGTTTGCCCCGCTTGCGCGGCGCCCACGGCTGGCCGTTGGGGTCTTGTTGCTGGCGCACGTTACGGGCTGCCAGCTTCTTCATCTCATTGGCCGCTCGCCATACCAGGCGCTTGCGCTTCTTGGGCGGCAGGGCCAGCAGGTTGAGCTGGTCTTTGCCACGACGGGTATCCAGCGTGATGCTGATCATGACGGGTCACCGATCTGGTGATGGCCGGTATCACCCACGTTCAGGTCGATATGGTCGGCCACCCAGATGTCATAGGGGGCCACGTTCCAGCGCTTGCCATCCCAGTTGATGGGGCCCTGCTCGTGTTCAACCAGGCGCAGCGGCTCGGTAAAGGGGAGCTGGATCTCAAGGTCCGCCGTCCTTTCATCGTTCGGGGTAACGGCGTACTCGGGATCGTCCAGCTGGAATCGCTCGCGGAATTCGTCATGCTCCTGCACCCAGGCGGCCACTGACGCGAGCACGATGGCGGGATCCAGTTCGCGAAACGGCAACTGCTCGATGGTGAACACTGCCTGATAGGTGAGCCAGGCCACATCCACCCCGGTGGGGCCCATGTTCTTTGGCTCCAGCCGGATGGTGCCGTTCTCCATCCAGCTATCGAGCGTCTTGTGGCACTTGGCCGGCAACACCCGCAACAGCTCGGCGTGGAGCGCCTGCAGGAAGTAGCCCTGTGCCTGTTGCTCGTTCATGTCGTTACTCATATCAGCGAGACCCCGGCACGGCGCTTGCCCTTGATGCTGCGTACCAGCTGCTGACTCTCTGCCAGCAGTTGGGCGCGTTGGTCTGGCGAACGCTCTACCTGGTTGTTGGCGGTCGCCCGCTCGGTGACGCTGGCGAACTCGGGTAGCAGCGTGGACTTGGCACGGGCAAAGACGGCCGCCAGGTACTGCTCGGTCAGGGCATTGGTGCCGCCTTCCAGGCTGGGCCCGGGTACCTCGGCGGCGGTGGAGTAGCCCTTGCCCCGCAGCGTGGTCTGATGGCTCGCCAGCTGCAGGTTGATTTCAGCGACGGCGGCCAATAGGGCGGCGCCGGTGGTCTGGGTAGCCAGATCGGCAGGCAGGGCGCGGCGGCGCTCAAAATCGGCGACGGCCACATCCGGCCAGAACCCGTCATTGCGGATAGTGGTGGTGCTGTAGTCGATGTCCTTGCCTGCAAACATGTCTGGACCCCTGTTGATGCTTGCCAATGTGAACACCACTGCCCCGGTTGCTCGGGTCGCCGATGGCGCGGCGAGAAAAGGTGCACCCCTGTAGCCACGGATCGCAGGATTCGGCGCGAGCCTTGCGGCTGGCCTATCCTCCCCGCCGGGGTGCGGTGGCGCGGAGAGTCTTATTGCTCCGGATTGAGCGCCCGCAGGCGCATGGCAATCTTTTGGCGCAAGGTGCCGACGCCCACCTTGCCGTGCAGCTTGTCGGCCTGGGCCAGCCAGTGATCGGCTTGTTCCAGGGTGGCGCTGTCACCCACGGCGCTCGGGCGGGGCTGGCCGTCGTGGTCACGTAGCAGCAGGCAACCCGCCGCCTTGAACCACTTGGCGGTCAACCGCTCGTTGAGGCGCCAGTCATTGCGCACCTTGTCGAACACCCGGGAGAACCATGGCTCGACGGCATGGCCTTCGGCCGCTTGTTTCTCGGCCCACTCCAGCACGGTGTCGGCCACAAAGTGGGCCCAGTCGCGCTTGATGTTGTTCGGGGTGCGCTGCCCCTGGGCAATGGCGAGCTCCGCCCAGGCAATGCCTGCATCGAAATCGCTAACGTCAAAGGCCCAGATGATGAGGCGCTGAAACAGCTCGTTCTGGTAAGGCTGGCCGGACTCGGCGACCGCTGCCAGATAGCGCTCCACATAGGGGCGGTACTTGGGCATCAGCTCGTCGCGTTTCATGTTCACCCGATCCCCAATGCGCGCCAGCTTGCGCAGGCGAACGATGTCCTGTTCCAGGGCAACCAGTTGCAGGTGCAGGCTGTCTGCCACGGCACCGGTGGCTATGCCAGAGCAGGCGGCCTGCTCGGCCCCCTGCATGGCTTGAACGCGCTGCTTGTGACGTTGACCGGGTGAGCTCATGAATTAACCGCCGACTTCTTCTGGCTTGGCACCGATGACGATGTCGGCCTCTTCAAAGCCGCCATAGGCCAGGTGCTCGCCCAGGGCATAACCTTCCATGCGCCAGTACTGGTTATCGAAGCACTTGCGATCCTGGTTATCCTCGGCCTTGCGGTTGCGCGTACCGCGCTGGGTGTAGCAGTGCAGGTTGTCCATGGTGGTGACCACCATCCGCTTGCCCGGGAAGAAGGGAGGGATGTAGGCCTTGCGCCCTGCGATGGACTCGGCCAGCTTCTGGGCTGCGATCTGCTCGCTCGGCTTGGTGGCTTCGCTGTAGAGCTTGGCCTGAGCGGCGGCCACCAGATCGGTACCTACCAGCACGACCAGACGCGGGTCTTGGCGGAACAGGGGATCGATGGTGGTGTTGATGAGGTCGGAGGCCATCTCATCCAGGGTTTTGTAATCGCCCTTGCCGTCCGGGTCGAAGTAGATCTTCTTGCCGGCCTCGGCCTTGATGATCTGGCTACCTTCGTTCCACTCGCGGGCGATCTGGTGCCAACCCTTGTTGACGTCTTCACCCAGTGGCTTCTCGGTCGGATTGGTGGTTTCGGCGGCTTCTACGCCGTTCCAGCCTACCCGCACTATGTCGAGGGCGAATGCCGTGTTGATGAACTCACCGACCAGGCGGATGAACTCACCCTCGCTGCCAGCGTTGGCCCAAACACACAGGGTCGCCCAGTCGAGGGAGGCACAGGAGTCTGTCTCGGTCAGCTCGTAGGTGTTGCCGGCCACGCCGACCTTGCCGTTGAAACGGCCATCTTTCTTTCGGCCAGTGAACAACTTGCCGATGCCGACCTGCACTACCTGGCCCTTGATCTGATCCACATCCATACAGGTGATGAGGCTCAGGAACTCGACCGAGGCGAGCAAGGCAGAACGCATTCCGGTTTCCACCGGGCCACTGATGACGCTGAACTGTTTATCCAGCACGTTAACGGGGATGCCATAGGTCTTGGCCAAGGCATTGCTGTATTGATCCAGGCGCTGACGGGCTTGGGGGGTAAGTGACTGACTCACGGCCGCTCCTTAATAGACGGTGGGGGTATCGTCACCGCCGAGTTCACCTGGGCGCTGGCCCGGCACTTCAACGGAGAACTTGTCGATCTTGGCGGTCAGTTCACTGAGCTGGGTTTGCAGCTGGTTGAACTGCTCGGTGGTGACGCCGGGCTTGTCTTCAATTGCCGGGTCGATGACCGGTTCTTTGGGCTGCGCGGGATCAGGTTTGGCATCCAGCTTGGCGCTGAAGTTTGCGAACTGGGCACCAAGACTGGTCAGAGTCCCGTTCAGCAGTTCGAACTGTTCTTTGGTCATTTCCTCATCCTCGGGATGGCTGGGGGTAGGTTTGGGGTCAGGTTCACCGTGGCTGGCCAAGAAGCTGAAAAACTTGGTGATCAGGCCATCGGCCTTTTCGTGCTTGGGCAGTTTGAAGGTGGAGAGATCCAGTGGCTCGCTGGTACCTATCAGGCGTGACTCGCCGTTCTTGTTCTTGAACTTGAGGTGAGTTGTGCCGGTGCTGGCGGGTTCATCTGTGACGCCCAGCCCGCGTAGATAGGTGCGGCCTAGATCGGCGAATTGCTCGAGTGGCTCGATGGAGCAGAATCGGTATTGGCCAACCTGGTTGTAATAAACCAGATCACGGGTCGGGCTCAGGATCGCGAACAGCTTGAGCTTGCCGTCTACTGCTTCGGTCTTGAGCTCTTGCACATAACCGAAGTTCGACCAGCGCTCATGTTCAGGCCAAATCAGTGCGGTGTAGTACTCCGGATCGTAGGTCTCGGCCATGTCAGTCAGCCAAGCGGCAGTAATCTCCCGACCATCGACGGTTGTCCCTTCGGTGGCGATACAGACCCAGCCAGTTCTCAAGGTTGATGTGTTCATGCCTGCTCCCAATTGATACGGGCTCAGGCTATCGGGTCGGGAAGGGGTATTCATCCGGTTGTGTTCGGGGGGATTCGGATCCAGCGGGATATCCGAATTGCTCAGAACATCAGTGGGATAAGTGGGGATAGTGGGCTGGCTATGATGGCGCCATCATTCATATCGATGGAGGCGCCGTGGCGTATCCCGAAGAGATCCGCAATGCTGCGCGGGGACTCTACCTTAAGCGATGGACTCCCCAGGAGATCAAGGACGAACTGGGGCTGAACTCCTGCCGCATTGTCTACTACTGGGCCGAAAAGCACGGCTGGCGTGACCTGTTGACCGAAGAGGCGGTAGAGGATGCCATTGCCCGCCGCGTCAATGTGTTGCTGGATCGAGAGAAGAAAACTCCCGGCGAGCAGGAGGAGCTGGACCGGCTCATCGGCCACCATGTCAGCCTGAAAGAGAAAGCCCTCAAGTGGGCCGAGCGCCAGCAGGCGCTCAGCGCCCGCAGTGAAGCCGGTGACGAGCCAGCGCCCGAGCGTTCCCAGCGCAGCAGGGGCGGGCAGGATGGAGGTGGCCGCAAAGGGAAGGGCGGCAAGAAGGGCAAGAACGAGATCGGCCACCTCACAGAGGCAGACTTTACCGAGTGGCTGGGTACCCTGTTTGGCTATCAGCTGCGCTGCCGTGAGGCGAGGAACGACCCGGCGCTACCGCGAACCCGTAACATTTTGAAGTCACGCCAGATCGGCATGACCTACTACTTTGCCGGTGAAGCGCTGGAAGATGCCATTCTGAACGGTGGCAATCAGATATTCCTGTCTGCCACCCGCGCCCAGGCGGAGGTGTTTCGCTCCTATATCTGCAAGATTGCCCAGACCTTCCTCGGCGTCACCCTGACCGGCAACCCCATCGTTTTGTCGAACGGTGCCGAGCTTATTTTTTGCTCCACCAACTCCAACAGTGCGCAGTCTCGCTCCGGCAACACTTACATCGATGAGTATTTCTGGATCCCCAACTTCGAGAAGTTGTCAGACGTGGCCAGCGCTATGGCGACCCAGAGCCACTGGCGCAAGACGTTCTTCTCTACGCCATCGAGCAAGACCCACGAAGCATACCGGTTCTGGACGGGGGATCGCTGGAAGGGTACTCGCCCGAGCCGGGTGGCCATTGATTTCCCTGGTGAAGATGAGCTGCGCGACGGCGGCCGCATCTGCCCTGATCGGCAGTGGCGTTACGTCATCACCATTGAGGATGCGATTCGGCTGGGCTGCCACCTCATCGACATCGAGGAGCTGAAAGACGAGTACCCGGAGGAGGTGTTTGATCGCCTCTACATGTGCCGGTTTATCGATGATGCCCTGTCGGTGTTCAAGTTCCAGGATATGGAGCGGGCAGGGGTGGACCCGACCAGGTGGGAGGACTACAAGCCAGGGCGGCCTGACCCGTTCGGGCGGCGAGAGGTGTGGATGGGCTACGACCCGAGCCGCACCCGCGACAACGCCACACTGGTGGTGGTCGCCCCGCCCACTGTCGCCGGCGAGCGGTTCCGGGTGCTGGAAAAGCACTACTGGCGCGGGCTCAACTTCCAGTATCAGGCGCAGGAGATCGAGCGGATCGCCAAGAAGTTTCGGGTCACGTATCTGGGGGTCGATGTGTCCGGCATTGGTTCAGGGGTCTATGACCTGCTTAAGCCGGTATTCAAAGGGGTTTGCCACCCCATCAACTACAGCATCGAGAGCAAGTCGCGGCTGGTACTCAAGATGATCGACGTAGTGGAGGCCAACCGCATCGAGTGGGACAGCTCGGATCGGGATATCCCGCTGGCGTTCCTTGCCATCAAACGCAGCACCACAGGCGGCGGCCAGATGACGTTCAGGGCTGCCCGAGACAATGTGACCGGACACGCAGACGTATTTTTTGCCATCGCCCACGCCGTGGCCAATGAGCCGCTCGATACCAACCGCAAACGTAAATCCACCTGGACAACCAGCGAAGTTAAGAAGGCAGCATGACCAAACAACAGCAGCAACCGGCCGAGGTGGCCACTCCAACCAAGAGCGGAACGGTAGCGTTCAGCATGCCGGAGGCCATCGACCCCACGGCATGGATGACCGATTACACCGGGGTGTTCTACAACCCCTATGGCGAGTATTACCAGCCGCCCATCGACCGCAAGGGGCTGGCCAAGGTGGCGCGGGCCAATGCCCACCACGGGGCCATTCTGATGGCGAGGCGCAATATGGTGGCGGGCCGCTTTACTAACCAGCGCAGCACCGTCACCGCCTTTGCTCACAACTACCTGCAGTTCGGGGATGCTGGCCTGCTCAAGCTGCGCAACGCCTTCGGCCAAGTGGTAGGGCTGCACCCGCTCTCGAGCGTCTATCTGCGCCGGCGCGAGGATGGCTGCTTTGTTTACCTGCAGCTGGGCAAGCCGAACCTGATTTACCGGCCTGAGGATGTGATCTGGCTGGCCCAATACGACCCGGAGCAGCAAGTCTATGGCATGCCGGATTACCTGGGGGGCCTGCAGTCGGCCTTGCTCAACCAGGACGCTACTCTGTTCCGCCGCAAATACTTCCTCAATGGCGCCCACATGGGGTTCATCTTCTACGCCACCGACCCGAACATGGACGATGACACTGAAAAAGAGATGAAGGAGATGATCGCCAACAGTAAGGGGGTGGGTAACTTCCGCTCCATGTTCGTCAATATCCCAGAAGGCAAGCCCGATGGAATCAAGCTGATCCCGGTGGGGGACATTGCGACCAAGGACGAGTTCGCAGCCATCAAGGGGATTACCGCCCAGGATGTACTGACCAGCCACCGCTTTCCGGCTGCGTTGGCCGGCATCATCCCGACCAATGGCGGCGGAGGCCTGGGGGATCCCGAGAAGTACGATGCCACTTACGCCCGCAATGAGGTGCTGCCGCTGTGTGAGCTGCTGCGAGATTCCATCAATGGGGCTGGTTTACCACGGGCTTTGTGGGTCGATTTTCGGGAAACGATAGGTTCAGCTGTATAAAAAAACAGTCATTTTGGGGTAAGATGCAATCTATAGGTTGGATTTTAGATTTATCGGGAGGGGTGATGCGGGTTTATTGCAAAGTGTGTGGCCAGAGGGGCCGCATTACCAAGACCAATCGGCTGAGCGATGATGTCTCTGATCTCTATTGCCAGTGTACTGACGCCGAGTGTGGCCATTCCTGGGTGGCCTGTCTGTCGTTTGCTCATACCCTGAGCCCGTCAGCCAAGACCACGAACCAGCTGGTGCTCAGTTTGATGAGTTCGTTGACACCAGAAGGTCGGCAGTTGGTACTGGAAGGACTGGGGGCGCAATAGCGCTCCCCTATTCACTCGACACCGTCATACACTTTTCGTTGCGATTAACGCGGCATTCACCGCGTGAGCAAAGCGAGTCCAGTGCAATGCATTGTTATGAGATCATACAGCGACACGTACATAAACAGCCCCTATTTTCTTAATAATTTCAAGTCCTTTTGGTAATAACTTCCCGTTTCGATCTGACAAGTCATGGTTCGAAAGCCCCGTTATTGCACCACCATTAATAATATTTTTTGATACAAGTTCACTAAACTTAATTATCAATAATTCTTCATCGTCATTAACAACACTTTCAGGTGTTATATGTAGCACCGCTTCCTTTAGAATTTGGTAACGACCAGGAGTTATTCCATATTCTTGGATCATTAAATTGCAATGGTCTTCTTCATTAATTCCATCTTTAGGAACCAAGTCGTGATGTCCAATATCAAAAATATCACCGTTACATCGCGCGAACACAACCGCTTCAATCAATAGACCTATCCATCCATAATCAAGAACCATTGTATTGCCGCACCCTATTGATACGCTCACGCCACCATTATTAACACTTAGGTTTTGACCTTCACTTGGAGCTCTAAACTCAATATCCTCTGGCAACTCTCCTTCATGCACTAGTTCACAGCGATAATATTTATAAATGATATACGCGACATCATACTGTTTACCCTTGAAGTTCACACCAATCCCGCTACTGCCAATATTGGGCCCACCAAAATCACCAAAGAGTATTTTTCTTATTCTTCCACCAACAAATAGAGTAAACGCTTCTCCATCTCCCATGTTTTTTGTTGGATCTTCTAGAGATTTAGTCTTACCTTTCGGAAAGGTCTTTCTAGATGAAGCAGCAACAGCAAGCATCAAATTCGTAAAAGCGCCTAAGTATCTTCCGTTTTCAGCGAGAAACACTGCATCTTCGACTTGTTGTTTAATACTCATATTTATGTCCTGTTATAATGGTGGTTAGATAGGGAACGGCATTAATCCGCTAACATAATATTCGGAATAACCCCGCCCCATTCTCATAAATGACATTTAAAAATGTCTTTCGAGTCATGATATTACCAGCCTACCTCCGGAGTCTATGCATATTCGTTTGACGTCATGTTGCAGTGTTACTTTTGCCAGGGAGCAAAAGCACAACCAATAAGTTGTAATGGAAGTCTCCACAAGCCTTAGCCTTTGTGAGTAAGTCAGGACTGTAATCGAGGCGGCTAGTATCACATGGTGTAGCTAGCCAAGGTATAGGGCGTCGAAACCAGAGAAAGTGGAAAGAAAAGGGTTTGCTGGTGATCATGCCAGCAGACCTTTAGCCGTGTTTACTGAAAGTTATCTGGTGGCAGCTTTTACATATTGACGGTGGTCAGCCACTACCTGGTGCAGGGATCGCTGGTGAGTAGGCTTGAGCTGTTCGGCGGCACCTAGGTTGGCGCTGTCGGTGGTGCTGCCCGGTGCGATAAAGAGGGGGCGACCGGTGATGGAGCAACGGATGGTACCACTCTGGTTGATGACCACTGGGGCGAGCCCCGCCACAATGTGGCGTCTACCAAATCAGCGCCTTCCTTGGCGAGTGACCGGTCACTATTCAGTTAACTGGCTTTTTCTCTTGTTCTTCAAGGCGAATTCCCAATTCGCATAGTGTGGCGATAGCTCGGCACATTCCCTCTCTGTCTTCGATTTTTAGATCGGGAGTGACCCGAGCTATATCCCTGATTGAACTGTAAATCTCTGTTTGAATCCCCGACTGCACATTACCTCCTACGACTGGTTAGACCTGACGATTTTATCTATAACCTGATTGCATATCTCGACGATTGCCGACTAGATTTTTCATATGTATGCATAAACACCTGTCAGATCTGACAGTCACCATGACCCCGATCACGGGCACCTGCCGGAGGCGCCCCATGAAAAGAAAAACAAATCCTGCCCGGTCCGCCCGGGCCTATGTGGTTCGCGCAAAGAGCACCACCAAAGCCGTGCTGAAAAGGCATGGCCTCACGAACAGTGCCACAGGCAAGATCATTGATGTAGCACCGGCGACTGTTGGCCGCTGGCTTGATGACCAGACCCGCGCCTTTTTCGATCTTGAGCATGCTGCCGCTATCTGTATCCATCTAGGAATTCCTGTTTCTCACCTGCTCCCCCCTGGTGACTGGCTGATTGGACACCACCAGAGCCCGCAGCGGGATCAATTGATGGCCCTGAGCGAGGATGAGATTGATTGGTTGCTCGCCGTTCGGGCCGGTGCCATGGCCTGCTATCGCTGATGTCATCGGTGCTCCAGGTAGCTTGGTGGTTAAGTCACGGACCAAGCAGGTCACATAGGCCGCCAGTAATTTGGTAATAAAATCCCCTCCAGCATGGCTGGATTGTTGTTTGAAGGATTGACTTGGCGGCATGTTATCCATGCTGCCACTTGCTGGTCAATATATTTCTATCAGACTCTTCAATCGAGCTTCTTTCGTTTGCTCATAGCACTTATTTTTAAGAAAACTAAGTTTTACTCAATGTGTTACGTAAAGCTGAACATCCTAACGATTGTGGTGAAATATATTTCACCGGGTGTCTAAACTTAAATCTAGCTTTGAGATAATTAATGTTAAATAAAACCCGTTTTGTAGATAACACAATGCAGTTCGGGGCGTTAAATATAAACCAGAGTTCATTTTGGGATGGAATGCATCAACTGGAGTTCAGTTTGAAGCGAATAACGTAGGTTAAGTTTTTCCACATTATCTGAAATTGTGTTGTTTTTAATAAACAGAGTTTCAATTTTTGAGACTCTTTTGGTTTCGTTATAACGCGATGTCTTTTTCTCCTGATGTGAGCCAGCAGGTCGACTCGCCCCTGTAGGTTCCGCTACAGCCCACCGGTAGTTTGTTGCCACAGTGCCGGCAAGTGGTGGCGCTCAGATTGGCCTCCTGTTCCAGCCAACGTTCCCAGTCACGCCGGATCAGGGTGCTGATGAATTCATCTGCACTATATGGCTCCCCGCTCCCCGCCCGGGCAATGCAAAGGTGGTCTAGCTGTTGGCGCTCCCGTTCTGAGATCGCCACCTCCACCCGCTTTATGCCCAGCGCTGCGCGTCTGGCCCGCTGGGCCTGCTTGCGTTTGGTGGCTGGGTTCATATTGCCTCCTTGCGGTGGTCAGCCACCACCTGGTGCAGTGCTGGCCGGTATGTTGGATTGAGCTGTTCGGCGGCGCCCGGGTTGGTGCGATCGGTAGGGCTGCCCGGTGCAATAAAGAGGGTGCGGCCGGTGACGGCGCACCGGATGGTGCCGCTCTGGTCGATGGCCACAGAGGTGAGCCCGTCCACGATATGGCGGCGGCCAACAGATCGGCCATCTGCGGTCAGCACCGGCACGGTGGCGCGGTTGGCTCTGGCCTGAAACGGGTTTGGTACCTCGGCGGCGATGCTCGGCAGGGCCAGCGATGTTGGACGAGGGTGCCGGCGGCGAAGGATGGCGCAGGCCACGGACTGCTGTTTGCCCTTGAGCATCCCCACCCACTGGCTGATTTCCTTGGCTGGCCAGCGCTGCTGCAGGATGCAGGTCACCCGATTATCCAGGCTGCGGTACTCTTCCCGGCTGAGGGTCTGTTTGCTGTTCATGTTTATGTCCACTCCTCGCTGTAGTCGTTCTGTTCTTGCATCCACTCCGGCACGTCCAGCCCCTCCAGTACCCGCCACATCTCTGACTGATAGGGCTCCGGCAGCATTTCTATCCAGCTGCGGGTACCGGTATGGCCCTGTGCTTGGTAGACCTTGCCGCAAAGTTCAACCAGCATCGGCCAGTCCTGATCGCCTTCCGGTACCGCGTACTCATCCGGCTGGTTCGGCTCGGCTGGCGACTGGCCCTCTGGCACCCAGTCCGGCTCGCTTGGTACCGCTCGGCTCGATTGCACCTGGCCGTTCTCAAGCCAGAGGGTGAAACCGTCCACGCTGACGCTAGAGCCAGAGCGCAAACGGCTGATAGAGAAGGGCGATAAACCCCATTGCTCTGCCATTAACTGATCCGCGAACGCATCAGGATCCGGCTGCGTACAGTTATTGTCAGAGCTCCAAGGTGCCGGGCTGTCGCCCGTCTTAACCCCATCCCCCCTACTCGAACCCCCGGCGGCCTTGGCGGCTTCATAGGTGCCTGCTGGCACTACTTCCCAACCAGTAAGGCGAGTTCGCACACCGAGACGAGTGGATTGCAGGCCCATCAGGCGCTTGATGTCTTCGCCGTAGCTGTTGGCCTGCTCCTCGATGAGATGGGCCAACCTGATGGGGTGCTCGGCGCGGGTAGCCATCGCGCCGCCCATAGCTTGCAGGTAGCAGCGAAAGATGCCGTTATCGGCGGCATAGCGGGCGGCCTCAAAGCGGGGGTCTTGCAGAACTGGCTTAGGTGGCCCCACCAGATCGCCATTCTTCTTGGCGTTGCTGATGCGGCGTAGCTCGCGCCATACCCCGACCGGTGCACCGCCGATCTGCTGGAAGGTACGGATCCCCCACCAACTTGCCCACGCGCAAGCATGTTGGGCGCCCACATCAGCCGGGGTACCTGACTCGTCATCACCATCAACGTGTTCGCCGTCGATGTTCTTGGCGATATAGGCAGCGAGATATCCCGTCGCATCGCCCTTATCTGGATCAACAATTTTCCAGTCAAAGCGAGGGGTTATGTCGGTAAATGAGGCCGCCTCTGGCGTTGAACGAATCAGCTCGATTTTGTCGTCGTGCAGGGCGTAATACTGCAGGGTGCTGATCACCTTGTTGCGATCGCGCGGGCGCATAAACAGCAGCATGTGCCAGTGCGGGGTTCCGTCATGGTGCGGCTCGCACACCCGAAAGCCGTAGACAGGTAAATCATTTCGCTTGAGCGAGGCGCGGGTCAGGCTCCACAGCTTGGCCAGATAGGCGCAGGTTTCGCGCGGTGTGTCGCCCTGGTACTTGTCGTTTTCGATGGTCTTGCCGTTGCGGCCGGTCTTCCAGGCGTGAAAGCGGCTCGGGGCTGTCCAGGTGAAAAAGACCCCCACATGGCCCTGTTCCTCGGCGTAGTCCTCAAATCCGCGCATCCTGGTCATCATCTCTTTGCGGCGATTGACCGGGTTGGAGACGCTGGCCTCCCAGCAATCCTTCATCGAGACAACCAGGTCGTGCTGCTCGTTCATCACTTCCGACTCGGCCAGCCAGCGCATCATGGCTCGCTTACGCTCGCGCACCACCTTCATGGTGGCGTTCGAGACGTAGGCAGAAACGCCCTTGCGCACCTTGCCCAACAGAATGGCTATGTGCTCTTGCAGGCGATCCCAGCAGCGGTTGACGCGCCTCTCCCACCACTTGGCAGAGAGCAGGCGCACCATGACGCTCAGGATCCAGTTATCCCGCGCCTCTCTGGTTTTGAACTCCGGCATCTTGCCGATAAAGCCCCACTGGTCTGCTGGCTGCTTGATGGCTTCCCATGTCTCCATCAGATCCAGTTCACCGGCGGTGACGTTCTGCTCGATATTTTTCCAGATGGCGGCTGTCTGGTTGGCGAACTGGTGGGCGACCCGCTTGCGGCCGTCATCATCACGCAGGTGGTGGGCATCGACCGGCAGCGCCATTACCAGAGAGCGAACCCACTTAACCCGCTCCCGCAGCCAGATATTCGCGCTACGGCAGTTGCGGGCGGTGCCATCTTTGCGGCGGCGTACGTACTGCTTGAACAGCACCTGGGTGAACTGCATGGAGAGGCCATCGAGCAACTGCACCGCCCAGACCAGATCGGACTCTCCAGGGGCGCCCACAAAGGCGGCTTCCAGTTTGGTACCCGGCATAGCGTTGGCGAGCGCATCGATGCGTGACCGCAGGGCCTTTTTAGACAGCTGCAGCTGGTTGCGCTTTGGCGTAGGCAGGCGGTGGATGGCAAAACCAAGATGGCCAGCCTCGGCGGCTTGCCCTTTGTTGTTCTGGTTGGTCATTGGTAGTGGTTACCCGACAGCTCTTTGATGTTGTTCCGGCAGGAAGCCAGCGTATGGCGGGCATGCCTCGCCATCTTTCTGGCTGCGACACACTGGCGCAGTGTCAGGGAGACCGTGCAGCGTGGGCGAGGGGATAGCTGGCGCATTGCCAGCAGGTCTCGCTGGTAGCTGCGCAAACGGGCCTCATCACCCATCAGGGTGTTGAACCATCTATCCACGCGAGTTTGCAGGTCAGAGATCAGGCGGTGGCTCATCTGATGGTCTCCCCCAGTCCGTGGAGCGGTTCGCACTCTGCCCACCACTCGGCAATCTCTTTGGCCAGCGCAACCTCGTTGCTGCCCAGCGCCAGCCAGTACACAGCGCGGATGGCGCCAAGGGCCAGCAGCTCTTGGGCGATGTTGCGGTTTCGTCGGTCATCGCTACCCGAGGTGTTGAATTCTTCCTGTGCGACTTCCCAGTGCTTTGTCAGTTGGCTGACTGGTGCCGGCGGCTGCATATGGGCGGGGCCAGACTCGGCTCCTCCCAGCTCGTCGATCGGCGGCTCCAGTTCAAACAGGTCTGTCATGCCTCATCCCCCATCACTGAGTCGTCATCGAGCAGATCAGCAGGGCGGCTGGTCACGACCAGCTGCACCTGGATGTATTCATCCCCGGAATACAGCTCGCCCAGGGCGATCCGGTTTTCCTGCTCGCCGGTGGCCAGCAGTTCGGTCAGCAGCGGCAGCACTGCCTTTTCGGCGCGCTTGGCGATATGGATTGCATCGAAGCTCATGCGCTGGCCCTCCCGTTCATTGAGCGGAACACCTTGAGCCAACGCAGCTGCTGGCGGGCCTGCTCGCGTAGATTGCGGCCCTCTGGGCCGCGCTTGGTGTTGTATGTATTTGCCTTGATGCGATGTGGCAGCTTTGCCAAATCGGCCAAAGCCGCCTGCGGGGTGATGGGGTGGAACAGCTTTTTCATGCCACCCCCTCGATGATGCGGATCGCGCCAGAGGTCATGCGCTCCATGCGGGCGTACCCGTTCTGGCCGCGCAGCCAGGTGGTGCCGCAGTTGGTGTAACCCTGCTGCACCAGATAGGCGCTGGCGTCTTTGATGGTCGGAACGGTGCGGCGAGTGATAGCTGCAGACATGATCAGATCCCCCCTCGGCTGTTGACGCATGACCAGACCGCTCGCCATGCCATGGCGGCCGGTTGTTCCACTGCATTGATCAGGTCAGGGCTTGAGTTGTAGCGGCTGCCCAGTCTGGCCAGCTTGCGGTTTTGCAGGCGCAGGTTGCGCACTGTGTCGAGAATGGCTAAAGTTGGCATTCGACCTCCTAGTCGATAACTGATTGATGAAAGCCCGCTGGTGTTGGCGCACCGATAGCGGGTTTTTTATTGCCCGATTGCTCGTGGGCCGCTTTGGGTCATCTGGTTGGCGGCCATGACGGCGCGCTTCATGCGCAGCTTTGCGGCGCGTTCCTTCTTCTCTCTCTCGATATCCCCGATCGGTCTGGTCACTGGTGCCGGGTGCCACACCTTGGTGTCACAACCGCCGCGAAACTCCCCCTGGTACTCCAGCGCGATCACCGCCATCCTGACCGCTTCGCGTTGGGCATGGGGCAGGGCTGACAAGGTGGCTGTCATCAGCTCGCTACGTGGCTGGCGAGCGATGGCACAGATGGCCGCTTTCTTGGCTTGGCTCATGGCCAGCCAGTCGGTGTCCAAACTGGAACGGGTCTTACCGAACAACTCACGCAGCATCAGGCAGCCGGCGGTATTCATGGCCACCTGCTCCATCGGAGTCAGGCCAGCGAGGTTGCGTTCTTCGTGGTTGATGGTTGTCTGTTGCATGGGTTTCCCCTTACATGGTCATGGTTTGCATCAGGATGTCTGATGCACAGGTGACAGTAGGCACAGCCTGAAAGCGGGCCTCGATGTCGTGGATCAGCAGTGCCAACGACCCCATTGCAGAGGTGGCCACACTGACGATGGTGTTGCGTTCGGTGCGTGAAACCCGTCCCTGTTCGGCCAGCGCCAGCGCCCGCTGGCCAATGCTGGCCACCTTTGCATTGAGGTCGATCGCTTGATGGGGGAGGGATGGCGCACGTTCAGCGTTTGGAATGGCGATGGCTGTCAGCCCGCATTCCAGCAGCATGCCGTCGAATAGGGTTTCGTCCCCTTCGGTGGCGTGATACAGCGCGATGAGATCGGCCACGGTCAGCTGGTGCGGCTGGTCAGGGTTGAGTTTGTTTCTCAGCACCTGAGCATCTATGCCAGCCGCGGCGGCGACCTTGCTGATCACATGGGTGGAGGTAAATCTGCTGCATGCAGATTCAAAGTGCGGATGTTTGCAGTCGTCACCGATAAACATGGTTCTCTCTCCATTGAGTGCCATAGTTACCGGGAGATTGCAGGTGTGTATGACGCTGCCGCAGCCTGTTGATAGAGTGCGACCATATTGATCAGAACCCTGTGCTTAGGCCCTGTCTTGGGCATGATTTGCAGTTCACCTCTGGCAACCATCTTTTTCACTGTGCCAACAGGAATGCCGGTATCTGCGCTATAGCGCTCGATGGTTTTAACTGGCGTGTCGATCTGGAGTGCAATCTCTGACATGATAGATCCCCTTAAACGTTGCTCTATACGACTCGATATAGCTCTAAAGCCACATCCTAACTCTTCAAAGTGGATTGTTGATCTAAAGAGTTACTCGGTCAAGCTAGAAGGGCATTCATTGTTCAATAAAGTTCTACAAGGTGCTTTATGACTACGGAGAGAGCTTTGAAAGTTAACTTTGATCAATCGTCATTCTCAGAACGACTTAATAAAGTGATTGGCAATGAGCCTATTCGTGCTTTTGCTCGACGAGCTGACATGAGCGATAGCGGCCTAAAGCGTTATCTTTACGAGGGGACCATTCCCCCTATAGATCGAGCATTAAACTTAGCGCGGGCGGGTGGAGTTACTTTTGATTGGCTGGTGTTTGGTATTGGTGATGGAGCTAATACCCCACCTTCTCATGCATCGCATGACGCCAGCTCCTGTGTTCAAAGTGCTTATCAAGCAGATGAGTTCACCACTATTCCTGGTTATGCAGTCTTTGCCAGTGCAGGCCATGGCGCCAATATCACAGACGAACCACTGGCCGAGCCGATGGCGTTCCGTACCGATTGGCTGCGCCGTGAAGGATTCGACCCGGCCAAGATGGCGGTCATCCGAGCCAAGGGCGACAGCATGGAACCGACCATCAATGACGGTGATGTGATCCTGCTCCGCCTCAAGAACGGGGAAGCTCCCCGCGATGGGCTCTATGTGCTGCGCCTCGATGGCGGCCTGTTTGTCAAACGCCTGCAATTCGACCTGGGTGGGGTGCGCATCATTTCCGACAACCCCCTGTATAAATCCCGCGACCTTAGCAAAGCAGAGCTGGCCGAACTGGATCTGGTTGGCCGGGTGGTGTGGGCTGGCAAGAAGTTTTAAGGAGTTCTCATGCTTTCTGTGTTGGCTATCTGGACAGCCCTTTTATGCTTGCTGCTGACGGTGGTCAGTTTGTTCAAACCGGCTTTATTTGGACAGAAGCGCCGGCTGAATGCGCTATTTATAGGGCTTTATGCATTCCTCGGTTTTGCGCTGCTTAGCATGGTGCCGGAAGGAAAAATCGAGCTGTCTGGCGGGTTGGTGCTGTTGGCCGTGTTGGCTGCCGTACATGGGATCCTGCTGTTCTTCAGTCATGCCCTGTCTGTACTCAAGATGAGCAAAGAGGAACGGGCTCAGAGGGCTGCATCAGTTCGACTTGGTAAAGCCGGATCAGGTGTGTTGGTGCTGTTTGTAATAGCGCTCGCTGGCGCATGGTTGTTCCGTCCAGCTCGGTTTGATGCCCCCATGCCGCCTGCTGATAGCGAACTGGTGCAGGGCAAGCCTCAGCCAGCCAAGGCGCTGCGGGCACTCACCCTAGCTGAACAGTGCCGACTACAGCATGACATCTACCAGCAGATGAATCAGACCACTGACGGGGTGATTGCGCGCTTTGGTGGCCTGCTTGATGGTCAGCAGGTTGACTACCACCAGATCGCCAAGTATCGGGTGAGCACTGTCAATCCGGCGATATCTGCGGCTCGTCATTCGATGTTCGGTCTTCGAACCAGTCACCTAGATGATGATGTAGTTATACGGCAGGCTGCTGATCTGGTGCAGCGCACCGAAGCGTTTGTGGGCCAGCTCTATAACTTTGCCAGAAATGGGGAACCCAGTGCGCTGCAGGCTGCACGCGACCAACTGGCGCAGGCCATTGCATCCAACAAGAAAGCCCGAGCAGTGTGCGATGACAGTCAAAAAAATTGAGGGGCAAGCCAAGCCTTGGCGGGCAGACGTTCGCCCTGATGGGGTAAATGGCCCCCGCCTGCGCAAATCTTTCATGACCAAGGGGGAGGCGCTGGCGTGGGAACGGCACCAACTGATGAACAAGCCGTGGCTGAAAGAGGAAGAACCCGAGCCTGAGCAGAATGGCCAGCGGTTGCTCGATCTGGTTCACCTCTGGTTCGGCCGCCACGGGCAGACCTTGGCTGATGGCGACCGGCGCCGCGACAAGCTGGTTTGGTTGTGCGAGGCGCTGGATAACCCGCTGGCCAGCGAGTTCACATCTGAGCACTTCTCTGCCTACCGTGAACGACGCTTGGCGGGTGAACTTTATGTACCAGGGCAGCGCAAGCAGGTCACCCCCACCACCATCAACCGCGAGCAGCTGTATCTGCAAGCTGTGTTTAATGAGTTAGCCCGCCTAGGGGTCTGGCACGGCGGTAACCCGCTTTCCGACCTGCGCCAGTACAAGGTGCAGGAGAGCGAGCTGGCCTATCTTTCCCAGGATGAGATCGAGCAACTGCTTGACGCTTGTAAGGAGCAGCGGGATCTGTGGCTGGTTGTGATGCTCTGCCTTTCGACCGGTGCTCGCTGGTCAGAGATTGAGAAAGTCAGTCGATCACAGATCGGCATGGGTCGGATCACCTTCACCAAGACCAAAGGCAAGCGAAACCGGACTGTCCCGGTCGCCCCCTGGTTGCTGGCCATGTTGCCCAAGCGCACTGGCCGTCTGTTCGATGATTGCTATGCCGAGTTCGAGAAAGCTATCAGGCGAGCGGGTATCAAGCTGCCGGCTGGCCAGAGCACCCATGTGCTGCGCCATACCTTCGCCAGCCACTTCATGATGAACGGTGGCAACATCTTGGTGTTGCAGCGAATCCTCGGCCACACCGATATCAAAATGACCATGAGATACAGCCATTTTGCACCAGATCACCTAGAGGATGCGGTACGGCTAAACCCCATCACCGCCCTGAAAAGTGTCCATAAACAGTCCATCGAGCCGCCCCATATTTAG